TATACGGTGCTCATCTGCGTTTTTGGGAGAGTCTGTCCGGTCGGTCGTGTTTGTGAGGTAAACGTAGATGAGCACCGTATACTTGTTTATCGTGCCCACGGCGAGTTTTCTCGCAGAAGGAGTCGTGAAATTCTGGTTCAGAACGGTAGTGGTTTGACTTGCAGGAGCCGAAACGTCGCCGCTGTCATAGCTTCTCGAGTCTAAGTCTGAGAAGACGAAGGCTCCGACGATGATGTTCTTTACGGCAACGTAGCCGCCGGTTCCGCCTTTCCAATACGTGGACTGAAAGGCAAGAGTGTAGGTGCCCGCAGCGAGAAACGCGAAGGCCTCGCGGTCCAGATTTGCAGTTCCAGTTTGGTAGCCTGAAGAGGCTAGCGGTGTGGAGCCGATTAGGGCTCTGGTGGCGCCTTGACCGTTCGATATGATAGAGTTCCATTTTACGTAGATGAGCTTGGCTTCTGAGAGTGTGATTTGTTTGGTGACTCGGTTCTGCCAGTTATGTATGCTTTCAGCAGTGCTTGAATACTGTGTCGTGTCATTGACTAGGAATTCTTCTTTGGCCACGGTTCTTACTTGTTCGCTTAGCAGCATTGTTAGAACACCGTGCTTTGGTTTCTGATGCGTCTCATCGTTGTAGGTGCACTGGTGCTCGTGGCCTCAACGATCACGCTTCGTAGCCTTTCACTCACCATCTTTGCAGCAAGCTCTGCCGTCGCCTTATCCGCTGAACCCTCAATGTTAATGGTAACGTTGACCGTGCCGAAGCCTCTGTTCAAGGGAACTATTGCTTCAGGTCCATTCTCGCCAGCCCAGAGCAACGTGGGTCTGGTGACTATTCCGCCATGTTGAGCTCCAGGAATCTTCGGTTGCCCGCCTCCAGTCAGACCAGACCACCAATCACCGATGCCGCCAGTAACGCCTGACCACCAGTCGCTGATGCCTTTCCCTATTCCGCCGAAGAAATCTCCAATAGGCTTCAATATGTTATTGTAAGCCCAAGAAATCGCGTCGATTACAGGTTTGATCAGGTTGTTGTAAGCCCACTGAATTCCGCCTGCGAAGGCGTTCCAGGCTGCAAGTAGGCCTCCGCCTACGTAGTTGCCAAGTGGCACGAGGATGTTGGTCCAGAACCATTCTAATGCTCCTTTCACAGCGTTGATTGCAGGTAGCACGTAGTTGTTCCAGACCGTTACGAGGCTGCTCCAATACGCGATGAATACAGCGGCTATGAATTGTCCGAGAGGCACAAGAACAGTGTCCCAAAGCCATTTCAGAGCCCCGTAGACCGCGTTAATGGCAATGCTTAGGGCTCCTCCGAGGACACTGGCAATTGCGTTTATGGCGTTTCTGAAGGGCTCGCAGTTCTGATACGCCCAAACGAGACCTGCCACAAGTGCCGCAATCGCAGCAACGACAAGGACTATCGGGTTGGCTGCGAGAAAGTTCAGTGCTCCGCTTACGCCTTGGGTGACTGCTGTCCAGCCTTGCGTCAGTGTTGAAATGCTCGTGATCATGGTGATTAGGCTGGGAATGACCGTGAGCGCTGACTGAACCATTGCTTCATTCAAGTTGCCTTGAATCATTTCTGCTCGTTCGCATGATAACTGATAGCGTTCTTGAGCGAGCTGCAGGTCTTTTGCTGCTCCCTGTGCCTGTTCGCTATCGGGGCCAAACTTCTCTAGGGCTGCATTGTACCGTTTCTGTGCATCTTCAACAGCGTTGAGGCTCGTTTTTACCGCGAGATTTGCCCGGTCAACTTGAACCTGCATGTCCATGACCCGGTCAACTGCGTTGTATAGTGCGAAACCGCTTGTGGCAACGTTGTTGAACGCTAAGGCTACGTCTTTGGAGCTTGCTTCGACCTTGCGGTTTGCCTCTTTCACTTGTGCCATGCTGCGGTCTGTCTTTCTGGCAACGCCTTCGACGACGTCACTTGCCTTGTCTACAGCACGAAGCAGGATGTTGATTTCGGTGCTCAAGACTAGCGTCTCCTACCTAGGATGTGATACCACCAGCAGGTCCAGTTGACGAGAAACTCGAATTGAAAAGGGCTCAGCGATTCGATGTAGTCGAGGCTGTATCCAAATTCGTGCGCTATGAAACCAATTGCTTGCGCGTCGCTGTTGATTCGGATCCACTTTTCAATTGCTGCGGAGTCTGGAAAAAAATGTCGTCAGACATTAGAAGCTGAAGCAGGCGAGTGGTCACGTCCATCGGAAACCTGTCGATATCGCCTTCTTTGAGGTCTGGATAGGCCTTTCGCAGTAGCCGGAACAAGATTGCTTTGGCCTTGGCTTCTTTGTCTTCTATTTTGTTGACTTCAAAGACGTCTCCAGTCGTCAAGACAGTATAGCTGATCTCTCCTAAGATCGGATCCATTATTTTCCGTATCTCGTCAGCTTTGCTCAGTATCTTCTTAGGGTCAAACTTGTTGGCAGCCTCAATGTCGACGGCTTCTTCTTTCTCGAAAAGTCTCTTGCCTTTTTCAGCGGGGCTTTCAGTCATGTTGATGGGCTCCTAGTACGTTCCAATCGTTAAGCTCATTGATTCGCCTGAGCCTTCCTCGATCACAATGCCATCTTGCTCGTCTCGCCAGCCGTGATGGAAGATTATGGCGTTGGTCAGTGTGTATTTTGGCTGTCCGGAAGGCGTGCTGTTTGCAGGTCCAAGAAGGATGGTGACTTTTGTGCCGTTAAGCACGAGAGAAGCATACGTGGCGTCGATGAACATCTTGTTGAATTTGAACTTGAAGCTCTTGTTTCCGCTCTCCAACACGCATGGAACATCGCTGGTGAACTTGTAGTCCTTGATTGTTTCAGCGTCCAAGTCGAATGTGACGCCTTTCACGTAGCCGACTTCCGAGCTGTTGATGGTTATGCTGCCATTTCGGCCTAGCACAGGTGTGGTGTTGACCATTTTGTTCTTTTCACTCCTCGATTATTCTTGCTGTTTTGCGGAGAATCACGTACGGTGATTCTCATTCGCAACAGGTTACTGAGATATGCCGAGAGCGTCATGTCTAGGAACTCGGACTTGTTACTTTGAAAATGACTTTCAGGAACGGCGTTGAATGTGATTTCCCATTGTTCATAGTGACTCTTTACGAATTCTTCTCGCGTCAACTCTGCAAGAGCCCTATGATGCTCTGCGTGTGCAAGGATGAAGGCTAAGCCGATCCAGGCGCGGTAGTATCGGTCGTTTTCGCCTATGTATAGGAGGATCTTGCGAGATGCGGAAAGGAAATGCTGGAAGTTGCGGTCCTCAAGACTGTTCAACGTTTGATAGGGCACGTTGTCGTACATGCCTTCGTAGACTTGAAGCCTGAACACGTGAAAGAACTGAGTGTACATGTGTTCGAGCATTTTTGTTTGAGGGTAATGGGGCTCGGTTTCTGGCAGAAGCCTGTCAAGCAGCATCATGCAAGGGTTCACGAGCTTCTTGAGGAAGTGCAGTTTCAGTTCCCGAAGCAAACAATCACCTAGGGCGAGAAAAGCGTCAAGGCCTCAAATCGGACAATACCGCCGTAGTAGAGTTTGCCTTGCGTTCGGATCTCGCCGGGACTGAAGAAAGTCGGTGCTACGTCCTTGACCGTGCCATTGAGCGCTCGATTGCTCAGGATTTTGTCGACGACATCGCCCATCACTGATACGATGTCGGTGAACCAGTTGGAGGGTTCGGTTTCGCGGATCATAATTACTATTGAAATGCTGATTTTGTTCTCGAGCATTCCGCCGAAAGCACCTTGTTTGATCTCTGTGGTCTCGGGGCTAATGATGGCCATTGGCAACTCTGAGAGTTTGAACTGCTCCCCAAGGACTACCGTTTTTATGTTGGAAATCGCTTCCAAATCAGTTTTAACTTGGTCAAAGACCGCTTTGTACGCATCATAATATTTTGTCACTAACGAATCACTTCTTCTGCTACTTCCTGCCAGACCTCTGGAATCCGATCTCGAGTCTGCTGAGTTGTCTCCTGAATGAAAGGTTGAGGTCTGGTGCCTGGATGATGAACGATAGGGGTGAAAACCACTTTTCCCGCAGCCTCAAATCGCAACACACGAGCAAAGACCGCAGTGATGATGTGCGGGCTTGTCCCATATTCAACGTACAGGGCATAAGGCACTGTAGGGCCTACGATTGCTTCAAGACCTCGGATCTCCTCACGTATGCTTCCGAGCAGCCGACCCGATTTAACAGGAGCCTTCGCAGACATCAGTGCATACGCGTAGTCAGCGGTTTTCTTCACGAGCCCTGGGAGGATCTCGTTGGGTATCTTGTCGGCGAGAATCTTTATGTCTAGGCCGCGCCGTTGGACGTCAACTTGTATGCTCATCCGCAGGCGACCATCTTGCGAATGTATGGAGTAAGCATGACTTGGAGCTCACGAGTGAAAGCATTGGGTGTTAAGATTTTCAAGGTCATGTCTTCAACCCGCATAACCGGGCTTATCTTTCGTTGGAGGATCTCGTGTAACAGGTTGCTGCAGAGCTGAAGACAAACGTGTTCCACAGCGTCGGGCATTGCATTGTACCCCGCTGTGTAGGAAACTCGGATGCTTTGTTCAGCGATGGCAGGTATTTTGTTCACAAGCATGATTTGGCCCGTCTGGGCGTTGATGATGTAATCTTGGGAGGAGACTTCAACCCACAAAGGCGTTATGCCGTAGCCCTGAGTGTTGTGTTCAACCTTTGAAACCGAAATGACAGGGTAATAGCGAAGGTCAATCCATGGATACCTGTAATCAAGCATTTCATTTGTGAAAGAGAGCCCTGCAGCATCAAAGAATCCAGAAGGGACACTGCAGTAAGTGTCGATTATTCCCTGCGCCAAACTGATCAAGCTGTCAAGAAACGTGTTGAATGCAGAATCGCTGGCGTAGCCCAGATCCGTATATGCAATCTTGCTGTAAGCCTTCACGTCATCCTTTGTGGAGTACACCATGACCTTCACCTGACAACGCTACAAACTCAACAAGAGCCAACAGTTTCTTCACAAGCCAGGCCTGCAACCGTTCAAAACGTCTATTCTTCCCCATCGCTAGGAAATATACAGTCACCGGCACGACATTCGGCAGTTTGCCCTTCTTGATCTTCCGATACCGGCACACGAAACATGTTAAGTGCGGCCTCTTCAAATCCTGACCGCAAAGACCTGCACAATCGAATGCAAAAGGAGCCCTATGCAAATTCTGGGGCTTTGGCAGACTGTAGACGGCGAAGCTTTCGCCCTTGTCGTTTATGGCAATTACGATGTTGTCGTTGAGTTTCAACATCACCGTTAAGTCATGTGCCAAAGCCAGGAGCTCAGCAAGACTCATTTTCGTAAGATCGAGCATTTGGAATTTCAAGCCTCAAGAAAAGGGGAGAAAAGAGGAGAATTATCACGCAATGAAACTAGCTTTGAGACGTGATTTTCTGGATGCTGTTTGCTATGCCGCCGATGGCGCCGCCGTCCATATGGGTTATGACGTAGTTTGCAAGTTCAGTTGGGATCCTGTAGATTTCGACAACCGGTTCCTCTTGCAAGCCAGCCCAGACTGCGCTCAAGCCTTTAGTTCCTACGTATGCCAAGCATTTCACGCCTGAAGGACAGACTGTGTCCCAATATGGATCTGCGTACCAATCTAGACCCATGACTTTGGGGATTTTGCCTGTCACCAACAGGTCTGCTAGGGCTCCATAGAACTGCTTCTTGTCATAGTCCGTAGTGAATGCCGTCCACATGTTTGCTGGGGAAGTCACGATGAAATCGCTCTGGAACCCGTTGTTCGCATTGTTCTTGATTGCAGTCGCAACCTCTGCGAATGTGAGGGTTGTGCCTGATGCAGCGCTTAGGCTTCCGCCGGCTGCCGCTGATAGAGCAACGACCGTGTACTGGAACATTCCTTGTCTAACGCATGAGCCGTGAACTTGGCCTATTTGCTCGACAAAGTTGATGGCTGATGTGTTCGCGAGTAGGTCGGAAATCTGGGTTACTTTTCCGAAAGGCTTCATGGTGATGGTTCGTTTCGTCAGAGTTGGATCGGCTGCGGCGAGAGCTGAGCCTTCAGTCCATTCGCTGAAGGCGGGTTGAGTGATTATGTTTGTGTCGACTGTTTTGCCCGAGCCCTTAGAAACGGCTGCACGCATGCATAGGTCTCTGGCGTCGACCCAGTTCTTGAGTTCCAAGAGGGCTCTGGCTTGAACCATTGTTGGCAAGGCGATGTTGCTGGTGCTTGTCAGAAGCTCTTTGACGCTCATTCTTGCGACGTCGCTTTCGTAGAAGGTATGTAGCTTTTCTGTCAGTTCCTTCTTGCGCGTCAGACTGTAGATTTCCTTCATGGTCATATTGGTGTACAGCTTGAGGTCTTCTTTCTGCGAGAACTTTTCCTCGAGTTTGGTGAATCTTTCTTCGATTTGATGGGCTAGATCTGAAATTTCTTTTTGACTCATTTCTTCAATCTCCCCTAGATTCCATAGCCCACATTTCTCTGTCTGGCTATCCATTCAGAGTCGGAGGGCTAACGTGCCGTCAACTAGAACCGAAGAACTTTGACAAACTCAAACTAGGTATTCGACTGGTGGTCTGGTTCTTTTTTCTTCATTTCATTGTAGAGATATTCAAACCATTCAAGTATAGTTGGTTGATTTCTGATCTTTCTTATTTCAAATGTCATGTCCTTGATTTTCAACCATGTGTCGTTGATAGGCATAGTGAACATGTCATCCACTAGCTCTATGTCTATGAGTTCTCTTTTCAACAGAATGCCGATTCCCTCAAAGAACATGCCAACTGCACTCATTTCAGCTGGGCCGTACTTCTCATTATATTCATTGTAATTCTTGGCCTCTCTGTTCAAAACATTGTGCCACATCTTTTGGAATTCAAGACTGTTAAACTGTGAATATAGCTTCATAACAAGGTCTGTCTGCCTAATCTTGTTCTGTTGCTGAATCTGAAGATTCTGATGCCGTATCTGAAGGCTGTAATAGATGACTCCAACCACAACACTTGCAGAAGCAACAGCTATCGAGACAGTCTGTATATCAACCATTCTTAACCCTTCTTTGATTGAAGTTTCTGCATTTCGTTGAAGAGATATTGTAGTCCCCAACCCAACCTCGGTGAGTTGAGTTCTCTTCTGCAACTCTCAAGGAAAGGCTTCATCCTTTCTGCATACCTCGGGATTACACCGCCAAAAAGACTGTTAACTAAATCAACGTCAATCAGCTTCTTTTCTAGGAGAATCCCTATTTCATTGAAAAATACAGCAGACGGGGGAAACTCTACAGCAAACTTTTCCTGGTATGACTTGAGGTCGCTACTTTCCGTCATGAATATGTGCCATTCCTTCTGAAATCCTTCTGAAGCATAAGTCGAGTATAACCTAGTCACCAATTCAGTCTGTCTCTGCTTGGCTTGATTTCTGAGCTGAAGAGCATAGTAGATGACTCCAGCCACAACACTTGCAGAAGCAATAGCTATTGAAACAGTCTGTATGTCAACCATTTCTAACACCTATTAATTGCCAAACATTGTAGTCTGTTTCGGTTCAGCTATAACTTTTCCGCAGGTTAGGTTCTGTCAATCAGAACTGAAAGACATCATTGCTTTGATGCGGCTTCTAGGACTTCAAGGCTGACAAGCCTGAAGGCGTCACTCTTGCTAAGGCCTTCGCTGCGCAGTTGGTGAAATCGTTGCCAGAAACCTTCTTTGGTTAAGACGCATTTGCATGGTTCTGTCTTTGGCTCTTTTGTTGGTTTCTTTAATCTTTCAAGGTCGTTCTTCAATGCTTCATACTTGGTTTCAAGATCGGCGATCCTGCCTTGAAAGTCAACGTTTGTCCCCATTTGAGGTGTCTTCTCTGAAGGGTCTTCTTTCGTTTTCTCATCCAAACTTGTCACACTCGTGACTGTAAAACTCTCGACTAGCTTCTCGACAGGCATGATTCTGGTGAGCGGCACACCAGGCAAGACGTCCTTTGTGAGCAACGCCTTTCCGGTGAAAATCTGACCCTTGCAGGCGCTTCCTTCCGGCGTTTCTTCAGTTCCTCTAAGGCAAGCTGCTTCAATACTCACTTGCAGAATATCGCCTCGCTCAATCATCTGCAGAGCCTTACTGTTCTTCTCAATTCTGTCCAGGCACTCAACGGTGTCATCTTCGTAGTCGGCATCGACTATCTGAACTTCGGGCAGCACTTCATCTGTGTGGTTCAAGTTGACTGGTTTTCCAATGAGAGTCCTGCAGGCTCTTATTAGCTCGTCTTTGGTGTAGACGTTACGATTCATGCTGGAAAGCGGAAAGAGAGCTTCAACTTTGAAGTATTTCGCTTGCTCGTCTTCTCGTATGAACTCCAAGTGCGGCTTTATCCAAGAGAACCTTTCACTCGTCTCTTGAGGATATTGATATGGCTTCGTGTCATCAAGGCCTAGCCTGTTCAACCACGCGTGGTAGTTGCTTTTTCCGACGTCACATTCAGGCTCGCCTTTACAGTAACGCCACATGAAGGCTTGATAGATCTTCTCGAAATCCCCTGATCTAGGCATAATCAATCACTTTGCTTGGAATTCGGAACAACAAGTCTACCGTCAATGTAGACGTTCTTTCCTGCCTCTTCCGGATAGCCGAGCCTTTGTCTCGCCCATTCTGGAGAGACTATGGCATGCTCGATCTCGCCTTGGAGCATCTTGCTCACGGCTTCTTTGTCCTCACTTTTCAAAGGTCTCCAAACCATCTTCACAGGGCTCCTCGTGCGAACCAATGAAAAGATACTGCTTTCATGCATCCTCTTCAAGACACGCTGATAACCACGTACTTCAGCTTCGAGAATTCGCTCCTGATATTCAGCAGTGGCCATCGTTGTGGTTCCCCCGAAGCCGAGAGCTGGCTCTGGAACACCGAGCCCTGCAACAAGGTTACGCGTGAAATGAGCCAGTATGGGCTCGACTGTTTGGCGTCCGCCGACGCTGGCGCTTTGGTAGACTTCTTGAATCGCTAGGATCCCGTCGTGAAAAATGTCTTCTCCAGGTTTGCGGTTTATGATGCCGTTCTTGGTCTTGTCGAAAGTGTCCTTGTCAACTGGTTGCTCTTTGCTCCCGATCTGAACGGCGAGTAACGGATCCGCTCGACGTCGAGCTATCCAGGGCAGCTTCTCTTCCATGAACAACAGTGCCTTTATTGTTGGCAGGACCCTTCTCAAGCAGCCCACGCCAAAGAGAGCCCAGGGCTCGCAGTTGAATTTCAGCTCTAGAATCTCGTCAGGCTTGAACCGCTCGACCTTGCCGAACTCAGGCTCGTACACATACTCGGTAACTTCGCCTCTTGAATCTGTTTTCTTGCCCATCTTCATCGGATTCAAAGCCCTAAGTCTAGGGCCAGACTGCTTTTGCCAGTACATGTTTCCGAAGATGAGCCCATACAGAGTTCCGTCGCGAACAATGATGTCCGCCTCAATCTGCCTCAGAAGATCCTCCATGCTGCCGATGCTGCCCTTGTCGTTGCTTTCAAGGTCGTAGCCCATCTGCCAAATCATGAACTGCTTGATGTCTACTGCTCGAGCTGCGTAGGGAATGTAATAGTATGCGTCGAGGTAGTCTTGGAAATCATTGAAGTCGTCAGGATACTTGGCGCCGCTGACCGTGCTGACCGAGACCTTGGCAGCCGTAGCCGGATTCATTGTGGCTTCAATGAGTTTCGCATTTTGCAGACGCCCACGAATATGAGCTTCATTTGGCTGAGTGGTTTGCTCGGTGCTGGCAACAAGATAAGCTTGGTTGCCTTTTCCTTCAACAGAAACGAGCCCTAAAGGCTTGGGCTTCTCTGGCTCAGGCTTCCTCTGCCAAGGCCACTTCAATTCTTATCCCCAACGTTGCCAAAATCCACGAGACCTCTGGTCACCGGCTGCTTCACCGCAGCCGTAACAGCAAGACATGCAGCCCAAAACACGTCGTCATGACTTCCTTCGGGATGAGTGAATTTGACGTTTCCCGTCTTTAACAACTCGAATTTCTCGACATTGAGCTCCGCAGTCAAGTCAACGTCGGCAAGACTTTTCGTAGGCGTGTACGGAATCCGCACTTCACCGCCACGCATTTTCTCTCTGAGAATAGTCGCCATCTCTTCTTTCGTTGGCACAGTGAAATTGACGCCTATGACGTTGCTGATTCCGCTGCGCTTCATATCCTCAACGATATAATCGCCGACACCAGTAACGTCTGCGTACGTGGCTCTGAGAACCTTCCAGCGGTCCTGGAGACTTTTCACGTAGCCGATGACGCTTGCATACTCTGTATTCAATGGGAAACGATGTAGATGGACAAACCGAAGAACTCTTTCGCCTTTTGCGACGACGAGTACAACGCTGTAGTCCCTGTGTTTGCCAAAGTCAACACCGGCATAGAAGTCTCCTTCTGTCTGGGCATGGAAATCTAGAAAGTCAAGTTGACTGTCAATGCACTTCACGATCAGGCTTTGAGTAAGCCAAGTATCAGCATCTTCAACGAATTCAGCGTAGAACTCTCGTCTGAACCGTTCTTCAGGAAGCTCCTGCCGCATCTGATCAATGAAACTCTGCTTGATTAACCCGCTTTTGACGACGTCTTCGCATGTCACTACGTGCTTGCTGAACTCCTCGCTGTGGCACATCCGGTAGAAGACACTGTCCCTGTTCCAAGGCGTGCTCGAAGCAATCAAGGCACCGTCTGTCGTCGCAAGCATAGGATACAATACATTGTAGAACACCAGTTCATCATCATGGAAAAAGTTCGCTTCGTCCGGAAGCACCAAATGAGCCGTATATCCTCTCAGGAGCTGCGGAGAATTAGGCAGGATCACAATCCGCGAATGATTTCTACACCTTATCACAGTCCGCTGCTGCCGGTCGACTAAGGCTCGTCGAGTCTCTGATGGCAGACTTGCCAAATAATCCTGGATACGATCACCGAGTATCATGCTTTGCCGCAATGATGGCCCCACAACCAAAGTCAAAGTCTTCGGGTGTGTCAGGGCAAACCAGAGGGCTCGCAACGCGATGGTAGTTGTCTTTCCAGCTTGGCGGCTCCAGCGGACCGCAATCCGTTTACTCTGATCTCGTAGCAGCCTTGCTTGGTATTCGGTTGGTTCGAATTTGAAAAGAGCCCTGCAGAACTCGACAGGATCCTCCGGAACCAAGATCGGTTTCGGAACGTTGTCTTTTTCCAGCTTGTCGATCTCACGCCACAACGTAGCGGGACTCTCCGGCAGGCTCTTCCAAGTCGGTGCACTCACGAACTCGCCTTCTCTGCCTTCAACTTGCCTAGGGCTCGTTTGATCTCGTCAAGATCGCCCAACTTTTTAGGACGCAGACTCAAACCCAGAAGCTTCGCAGCCAGCTTCATGTACTGCAAGCTGATTCTTTCTTCCTCTTCTTCAGCAAACTTCTTAGCGAGCCCATAGGCCTCAGCCGCAAGATACCTGCACAAAGCGTCCCGAGCCGCATATGACTCGGCGACGCAGAAATCTTCCTCCCGAACTTTACGGGCGATCCTCGCAAACGTACGGTAGAATTGGGAAAAAATAAAATTATTTTTTTTCAC